GTTTATTATCGGCATTAAGAGTATCCGCTTTGTATTGAGTGCGAATTTCATCATATAAATCCTTTCCGAGGATTGATTTGATATATTCCTGCTCTGCTGCTTCAATAATGCTATCTTTGATTATGGATTCATCAAAGTTCTTTCGTGAAAGAACTAATGTCTTTACTTCTGCTGCCGAAATCATTTGTTTCATTCTGCTGTGGTATTAAGTGGCTCATAGCCCAATATTTCCCTTTGCTCATCTTTTGTTAGAACTGTACCTATGTCAATTGCATCCATTAAAGAGAGAGGGGGCTTGTTGATAAATTGCAGTGAGGAGGCATCAATCTTTAATTCATTAAGTAAAAGTTTTCTTATTTCCTCCATGAAAAATTCCTGCTCTCCGGTTATTACAGTATTTAATGCAAGTTGATATTCGTTGCGAATTTGCTGTGAATTACCTAACTGCCCGGGCTCCGCAATGCCAGATAATCCCCGAAACCAATTATGTGCTATGATTAAGTCCTGGATTCCTTGTTTGTGTAAATTAATCCAATCGGCATCCTTTACATCCGAAAATGAAGTATATCCGCTCTGGGCGGCTTTATTTCCATCTCCTAATTGTTTAATTAGAAATAAGAGTTTTCCTTGTTTGCCCTCCCCGATAAACTCCTTTTTGAAATCCGCTTTTAATTTCTTGGCTTCTTTTACACTCATATTGCCCTCCACGAGCAACACCCCGGAACTTACAAAACTATTATCCAGTCGGGAAAGATTCCATTTGTTTGTCTTGTAGCAAATTCCTGCGGCATCCATAGATGAAACCCAATCCGGGATGCCATAATGAGTGAACTCCGGCTCGTAGGACTTGAAATGTATAATAGAGCGCTCTTGTCCGTCTATCTTTTCAAACACTGGATAAAGGGGTATTCTCTTGAGTTCATTTTGCTTTGTCTGCACTTTCGCCCAATCCCCATGCAATAGGATTGAATTACCATCTTTGCCTGTTCTCGCTGTTGTATAGTCCTTATGAAAAATATTAAGAAATCCTTTGCCTTTGACAATTTCAAGATAAGCATTGCCGGAATGATATTTATCAACAATAAGCCGCCGAATAATTTTGTGCAAAGTTTCATTTTTATTATTCGCATTGTCAAGGAATTTTTTTAATGCCTTATTTTTTTCGTCAAATGTAAAACCCCATGCAGAAGTATAAATTACTTTATTATTAAGAATGCCCCTGTGAACAGGGCTTTGCCGATTAATTGCTGCTATCGCTTGAGGAAATAGATTATCGCTGCCGAATGGTATCCATTTGTCTCCTCCAAGTAGTGGATGTAAAGTAACTTCATTAGGATAACTTGGAACAGCGAGATTAAACACTGATAACGCTAATGTCTCGCCTGCTTTTGATTTACGTTCTTTCATATTGTCTTTAAACAAAAAAAGGATGCGAACATCCCTTTATTATGCCACTATTTTTATATTTCAATTAGTCAATTCGGGATATTTTCCATGTATTTGCAGCCAAACAGGTAAATCTGAATGTGGCGCTGCCGGTTGTTGCACTGTTCGCCACTGTTAATGTCGTCCCCCCTGTTATCGCTGAACCTGCGACAATTCCCGTATTGACGACAAGGATTGCCTCCCCTGAACCTCCTTGTATATTTAGAACAACTATATCAAAAGATGCCCCTGCTGCCAGACCTGTTGTCGTTGTCAGTGCTGTTCCAGTTGGAAGTGTAAGGGTATCAGTTCCACTGGTTATTGTTAAAATTCCCTTTATTAATGTGTCCGCTCCTACTGTTGAATTTCCTGTAAAGGCCGTTGATGTCTTTGATTGAAATATTTGTTTTGTGAAAATTATGCCTGCCCCTGTAACCTGTTCTGTGATATTTGAAGTGAACAATCCGCTTGCATTCCATCCGCCAACTAATGCTCCACTGACCGCAGTACCTAATTGAACAGATGTAATTTTATACAATCCCATATCCGTCTGTCCTGTAAATGAATAGGCAGGCGCTCCAACTAATCCGGCACTGTTATTAATTGCTGCTGCTGGCGATAACAGTCCTGTAATGCCCAGGGTTCCTGTAATGGATGTATTTGCTTTTAATGAATAGGCATCTGTTATTACTTGCGTGAATGTACTTGACATGCTATCTATCGCTGCGCCAACAATCTTTCTATTATACGTGCCTGAAAATAAATCTGTTGCATTGCCGGTTGTCGTTCCGGTATATGTTCCGGCTATTGTGCGGACAGTATTGCCTGTGGCAGAAGCAGCCGTAAGAATGTATTTATTCGTATTGACTTTGAATGAATAGTTACCGCTTACTGTCTTGGTTTCTGTTCCTGTGGTTATTGGCGTGGTATTGCCTATGATATTTTCAAAATTCAGAATGCTGACTTTTTTCTGGCTAAATCCTGAAGCATCTTTTAAAGTTACAAGGTCGCCTGTCAATACTTCCGTAACGGTTGTCTGTGCCATGCCTTTCATTGCAAAAATAACAAGAGCAATCAAAATTAATTTTTTCATCTTTTGCGTGTTTTAATTGTTTCCGGCAATACTTCTGCCTGAGTGATTTTACCATCCATTGTTCCCGTTTCAAATAAATATTCAAGGTCTTGTTGCGACAAATCACTATTCAATATGAATTTGCCTTTATCCTTTCGTTCATAAGGAGGCGGTTGTGTATGTAAATCCCCGCTGATAGAAGGATTGAGATAGTATTTGAATTTTGTTTTTGACATTATGTATTGCTTCTCGTAATGCCCAAAGTCGCCTGTCCGGCTGTTGATGCTCCTGAAGTCGTGGAATTTAATACCGCACAAGCATCATAATCCGTTATGACATCATCAATGATTTTATTTGCACATAACGCAGCAGTCGTAAATACTCGTTGATCTGTTGAAACGTCAGGTACTTGCTCTCCGTCTGTAAATTCCACAGTAGCATTATTACCGGCACTATCTACATTTACTTTTTTTACAGTTCTCGCCTGAGGTAATGTTCTTAAAGTTGCGTGGTTTTTGTAATACACTTGAACTGTGTCTCCTACTCCGAAACCTTTTGCTACGTTTGCCATTGTCTTTTAGTTTAAGTTATTAAACAGGGACGGTTCCTGTGAATTCACGTGGATATTCATTATCCATTACTTCCAATGTTACGACACTGCCGTTTGCATCTGTGAACGCCTTACCGGAATCACTTTCCCCTGTCTTTAATTTCATAGGACGTTCCTTTAAGAACTTTTCAGTGTAGCCATATACCCATTTTTGAGCGTTGGAATCCTCAACAATGACTATCATGCCGCAGGCACTTGAATTTGCAATGTCCTGAAGACGGTTGCGGTGCGTCTGTGTAATGAAGCCCAAGTAAAACTCTACGAGTTTCGTAATTTTCAGCGAGCCATTTTCCATTGAAGCACTCCATTTAAAAAAAGCACTGTCCTGCTCAAATTCAAATTTGTAGAATACTTTATTCGTTACCATTGTTACTGCTGAATATGCGCCTGTACCTCCATTTAACGTGAACGAAGTTAAATCCGCAGCATCTACGAGATATGCTTTTACTGCTCCACCTGAACGAGCTCCGCATATCTTTGTAAATCCTGTCGTTAGTGCCATGCCCAAAGTTACCCCGGAAGCGGCATCTATGATATTCATTCCGAATATGCAGGTCGCAGTGAACAATACAACTGCGGCAAAACTGAATAATTGATTTTGAATTGTCTTCATGTTATTTTTGTTTTTTAGTAAGCAACTACACACCATTCGGGCAGAATGAAATCCATTCCGAATTCAAATTGAGCCCTTTGACGATTTACATTCTCGTCATTGTTAAACCACAGTTTCACTTCCGCATCATCATTCTGTCCATTAAGAACTAATGCAAGATTGTTCGGCACTGTAAGAAATGCTCTGTGCGGATAAGGACTGATAAAATCCGTGGATAGATAATCATCTATTCCCATTGACATTAACGGAACGCCCCTGTACGTGAAAAAATCCTCGCCTTCAATAGTCAATCTGTTCGCCATTTCAGTTCCGAGTGCTTCCAGCGTGTCCCTGTAATTGTTGAGAACTGTGTCGGTAACATAAATTCTCGCTTGCTTTGCATTTGCAAGGGTAGAGAGAAAGTTCTTCATCACTGTTGAGCCCTTTTCAAATACTTGTTTCAGTATTGATATGCCCTCGTCTGTTGCAAGTGCAGCAGCCGCAGTGTTCGCTGTCGTTGCTGCTTTTGTACCCGCAAGGTTACCGGTTACGTTTGCTGGAGCAACTGAAACAAACGGTTGTCCTGCCACGTTAGAAGTAAGAATAACATCTCCCGCTGAATTTGTTACAACAATATCAAGCAATAACAATGCTGCGGAATGTGTCGCATCAAAATCCGCTGCGGTTTGAGTTAAAGAAGTATTCCAGGTTGCGAGATAGTTTACGCTGTTGATTGAAATATTTGCAGTCCCTGATGTTCCTGTTAATGTATGAGTATCCACTTGTGCGACTGTTCCATTCACTACTGCTATTCGTTTGATTTGAGCGGCAGTAGGCGTGAGAGATGCGGAACCGAAAATTGATTTCCATATTCCATCTGCGGCATTGTAGAATATATCCTTACCCCCGCCTGTACGTACTCCATCTGAATCAACAGTTACATCTGTTGATAAGTCAAACCTCACTCCGCCTTCAACGAATTGTTTAAGCGTGTCGCCTAACCAGAAGTATCTGCGAGCATCCTCTTTGACGCCCCTCATAAATACTTCTAATTCCGCTTGCTGTACAATCGTTCCGGTAATGTCATTTTGATTAATGCCCCCACGATTTGTGATTTCTTCCAGGATAGTATCTTTATACAACTGTTTTGATAATTGCTGTTCCGCTTTAAATTCAGTGAGTAAAAGTTTTTTCTGGTTCTTTTTGGAAGCCGCTCCACCTTGCCAACCGTCTGCATACTTTTTCAGAATTTTAGTAGTCGGACCGAAGAAAGTTAATTTAACAGAACTTTTAATTGCAAGGAAAACTCTTGCTCCTAATTCCTTTGCGAGTTCCTTTTGTAGGATAGGACGTAGAATTATATCCAATAATTCTTTCCCTTTAAATTCACTGCCATTGACAATGAATCCAGCAAACAATGACCCGCCCATTGTCGGAATAAAGTTCAGTATTGTTGCGAGTGCTGCACTGATTGGCAGTGCGATTGAATATGATATTCCTGCGAAGGATAATATCATTAAAGACAGGATTGCGTTGAATCCGAATTTTATTGCTGTTTTCATGGTCTTAATTTTTAATTGTTAAAAATTCAGTTTAAAATTGTTTATTCAGTTGTTTCTTCCGCTTCTTCATCATCGTCCTCTTCTTCCTCATCTTTTAATGCTGCCGCATTCCTGTCGGCTGATGCCTGATTCTTTGTCTTTTTGCCTGCGCCCCCGCCAATAGGAGGGTCGGTTACTTTCGCCACTTTCGTTTCCCCTGCTCTTGCTGCTTCCAATTCTGCTGTCAGGCGTGTAACTTCTGCTGTGGCAGTTGTTAATTCTTTTTCTTTTGCATCAATCACAATTTTATGTGCGGCTTCCGCTTCTGCTTTTACTTTTGTAGAAGCATCGGCAATCTTTGTGGTGTAGTCCGCTTTCAATATTGCTGCCTGTTCGCCTGCAATTTTGTTCAACTGTTCTTCGGTTGGCTTTGCCTCTTTGCCTTTGAACGCTGCTGCAATACCATCCTTGATTGCGGCTGTAATACCTTCAATTGTGAATTCCATAGGTTGAGATTTAATTTTGTTTGTTGGGATTGCCGGGAGTTTATGTAATGCGACAATTTCCGGCTTGACCATTGCAGCAATTTTTGACGGCTCAAATACTTCATCTACAAATCCGAATGTTTTTGCTTCTTCCGCAGTCATCCATTCTCCGTTGCCGTTGTTAATGTCTAACTGTGCAAGAATGTCCGCTTCCGGCTTGTCCATTCGCTTCGCATATATGTTTACCATTCTGCCGTCAAACTTTTCAAGTTCTTCCAATCCCGCTTTGACATCATTTTTATTTCCTACAATCAAATTCATTGCATGATGTACGAGAAATAAAGCATTGTCCGACATTTTGATTTTGCCCTTGCTGCCTGCCATTGCGATAATCGTTGCGGCACTTGCAGTTGCTCCGTTGATACGGACTTCTTTATTTGCTTTGTTAGAGGCAAGTAAATCGTGAATTGAAAACCCTTGGGCTATATCTCCGCCCAATGAGTCAATGTTTACAATAATGGTTTCGGGTTTAAGTTCGGCAAGTTGTTTGAGTTCCGCTTTGACGTCTTCTTTTGTAGTGCCT